CAGCCGCAGAAGTCAGTTTTACATTGACCAATAGTGTGATTGCTGCCACAGATGTTGTAATGATTTGTATCGGGTCTGGAGCAACCGCTGGTGCATACAATGTTCAGTGCGATGCAGTTGCAGCCGGCAGTTGTAGAATCTCAATAGGCAACATGAGTTCAGGCTCCCTAGGCGAAGCCATTGTGTTGAACTTTGTTGTTATCAAGGGTGTGGCTGCTTAAACAGTTCCGGAAATGTGGCACGCCAATTTGTGCCACGACGTTGATCAATAGAATCCAGGGTAGCAATTATTTTGGATTTTCTTTTGTCTGCATCTTTTAATGCAAACACACCATGAGTTAGTTGTTGTCTATGCTCTATTGGGTCTGTAAATCTTGTGGTATGGAAATTATGTTGCAGCCATGTTAGCAATGTGTCCAGGTTGGCATGATTTAAAATCCCAACCGATGTGTTGATTGCAAACATACAATTATGCGGCGCATTATCAATATACCATTGCAAATTATCTGTTACCTGAACCCACTTTGCAGGGAACCGTTGGTATTCAAATCTTTCACCAACGTCATCGATACTGAAATCAAGTTGCACTAACTTAAATTGCCCCCACAAATTCAACAACTCTTCATTTGGTAATATAGTTCCATTGGTATTGTAGTTTAAGTGTACTTGATTTTTATGTTCAATAGCATACAACAATTTCACATGCTCTTTACTCAGCAACGGTTCTCCGCCATTGAAACGTATAAATTGCATATCACTCAAATCGATAGTTTTCCAAAACTGATTGGCTGATGACTTTTGTAATTCTATAGGTAGTCCAAGTTCTTGCTTCCACACACTACTGTTATCCGGTCCGCATATTACACAGGCCAAATTACAGGTGTCACCGGTCCAGTAATCCATACGAACTAGCTCAACCTTATTATTGTCAAGGTCGTGGTCTTTATACCAAGAGTTACTACCTTGCCGACGGCTTGTTAGTCCAGCAGCTTCGGCATTTTTACAACTACTACAAGCTGTTGGTAACTGTCCAGTAGATGCCTCATTGCGAAGGCTAACAAGATATTCGTTGTTTAAAAAATCAACTACTTCAGCTGAGCGTATAGGAGATATACAACAAGGTGAAATTGCTAATGCATTTTGCCGAGCAACAATGTTTATATTTTTAAAAATGTCAATGCATGTCATTGAGATTTAATTTGTCCTAGTAACTGTTTTAATTTTGCACTTTGCACATCTGCTGTGACTTTTTCTGCAATTTCAGGTTTTAATTCTTTGCCACCTGGTTGATAATCCCAAGCGTGTGTTCCTGTTGGCTTTTCCCACTTGGTAGATGCACTATCCGTTGTTTCAGGGTCAGCAGTCCTAAGTTGGCTCTTGGCCTTGATTGAGTCCATAATAGAGCTTTGAGGTTTGTTGTATCCAGTTCCTTCGTCACCGCCTTCATCAGTAATGCGCATGGTTTCAATGTTGTACTCCAGGTCAATCTTTTGACCAACACCTGTTGAACTACGCGATTTCATACACTGGATCTGATACTTGCCACGCTCTTTCATGGCACGACTTGTAAAGATACCAAACACGTTGTCGGCAGTATTAATCTTAGAGATACCACCCGAAATATGGCTATGATCAAATTCTATTTCCTCTACTGCACTACGGTTCAACTGCGAAGCAGTGACCATTAGTACTGCCAACTCTTTGGCCAAGTTACGCAGTTCTTCACTCACATACTTGTCTTTCACAAACAAGTCGTTGGGCGAGACCTTGGCACTCACAGGCATCAGCAAGTCCAAGTAGTCAATCATCACAAAGTCTACCTTCTTGCCTGTTTGAATTTGATACTCTTTCAAATACGCACGAATATCATTGATGTTGCTTTGTGCCGGCAGTCCTTTGACCTGATAGTTGCCGCTCTTTTTAGCCACAAGTTTAACTTTGAGTTCAGTTGTATCAATATCTTTGCGAATGTCTTTGGTGCTCATGTTGGTCAACATGGCATCTGTTCGCAAACTTGTGAGTTCTTCTGAAAGTTCCAGTGTGATGTAAACGCCACTCAATCCTTGTTGCAACCAGTTCAGTGCAATGTTCATCATAACCAAGCTCTTGCCAGAACCTGATCCACCGGCAAAGATGTTTAGTTCGCCCCTACTGAATCCGCCATACAACAATCTATCCAGTTGTGGCCAGCCTGTTGTTACTTGCCCGCCCGAGTTAAAGTATTTCTCAATGCGAGCCTTAGGATCAGCAAAGTAATCCGTGCCCATGTCTTTAGTAAGTGATATCTGTACTGCATCTTTGATAAGTTTTTCAACTGGTTCAAACTCGCCCTTTTCCAACAAGTCTGCTGATTTTAAAATTGCACGTTCAAGTTCTTGACGTCGAGTAAATGCTTCAAACTCGCCCATGAACCAGTCAAAGTGGCCTTCATTCAAATCTGGCACTGCGGCAAGTTTGACGCCTGTGGTTGCACTTATTTGCATCCTGTCAGGCATGGTCTTGTGTTTGTCTGAGTGTTCTTTAATAAACTCCGCCGCTGGCCTTAGACTTCGGTCAAAGTTCTGCGGGTTGTAGATGTTTTGAACACGCACATAACTTGTGGCGTCTTCCAGCATCATTTCTAGAAATAGTCGTTGGACGTCAAGTCCGTATTCTTTTAACAAGTTGTTTTTTCCTTATTTCTATTTTGATTCGGCTGGTTTCTCGTGCTTGCATAATAGTTAGCAAGGCTCCTAGTCGTCCTAGTTTTATCACAGCGTCATTAACATCTTTACAACCCGCCGGCCATTCAGGTATGCTCACTGCCCAGCCCAGTTCCACAGCACGATCAATCAATTCCACACCGGCTGTGTCTTGATCTGGCACCACAGTTACTTCACGTCCTAGACTGCGAATCAATCTTGCTTGTGCATCACTGATGGTGTTATGCATGACCGCAAGTCCACCGATTGAGAGTGCATCAAAGATACCTTCCATCACCAGTACATGTTGCCAATCAGCACATTGCAAGTCTGTGCCAAACACGTAACCCGGTTGCGAGTGATTGATATACCGGGGCTGTTTGTCATCCAGGAATCTAGCACACCAGCCTATCACTCGATTATCATATGTGAACGGTACCAGCACAAACGGCCTTGTCCAATGAACACCATCAGTTTTGATAGAAGTCATTATGGGAAAGTCTTCGGGCACGCCGCGCCGGCGTATGTAATCCCAGAAAAGTGGATGCTCAGGTGTGACCACTTCCGTGAACGGAGGAAAGTCATCTGAGTCTTCAAATTCAATAGCACTCAACGCATTGAATACTCGTTGCCGATCTTCCAAGATGCCGTGTATGCTACGATGCCGCAGACTTTCAAGATTGAGCATGTCAATCTCGTTATCTGGCACACCCATCCACCCTAGTAATCGTCTGGCTTTGAAACTGACTGTGCGTCCCAGAATGAAACTGGCTGTGTATGAGCAGTTGAAGCAGTGATAACTCCAGCCTGATTCGGTCGCCTTGATGCCACCACGCCCACGTCGGTCTGGGCTGTTGCCATTATGGGTGCAACATACCGCATTGAAACTCAGCCAGCCCTGTGGACTGGGTTTTCTTTTTGCAGGTAGGTAGGCAAGGATATCTAGCATCTGTTGATTATAACAGATTAGTTACACTAGATCAACGATATTGAACGTTTTCGATCTTGCCGTTTGTGAAAATTGCTGTTGCGGCAATTGACCCCTGGAATTGAATTGGCAAGTACCCCGAACCACCATTCACAATGGTCACTCCAGAAATTTGGCTGTTGTCACCAATAGTACAGGTTGCAACGGCGCCAGATCCTGTGCCGAGAATTTGAATGCTGGGTGCAGCCACGTAATAATAACCTGCGTTGGTGATGCTTATACCAGTGACCACTCCGTTGGTGACCTGTACATTGCCCGAGGCTCCGTATCCAATAGAATTGTTCAAGGCCAATCGCAACAGGGGGTGAAAACCAATCACGTTGAAATAATCAGTCACTGTTTCACTCAGGTACTGTCTGGTTTCGGTAACATCATACCAAACTGACTCATAGTTGTCTGCAGCCTGCACTTTCACTGTGCCGGTGTAGGTATCTAGATCAAACTTTACTGTGGTCAGGCTGGCACCATTGGTGGGCATGTGGCTGCTGTAGAATTCAGTTTGTTGAATAGAGTTCTGTGGTTGTGGTGTGAGTGCCCAGTCAGGATATTGTGTGGGAGCGGTGCCCACAAAGTTGTTTTTGCCATACGTGTCCGGCACTGTACACTCAGCACTGGGCACAAACTGTGGAAATATGCTGTCTACTATGTTACAATCAGCACGAGCTTGCGAGTTGGCATCCACATACACTGCCTGCACATAGTTACCAGCACTACGTTGTATGCTGTAGCTGGCCGGCTGTGCTTGAATATTGATAGTATCTGTAGAATCCAACACCACTTTGACTCTGCCCAGTGCTGAACTCAAGATTTCCATGTCTTTGGTAATCAGGAGTTCATCGCCTGCTTGATTTACCACACGAAAGACAAAACTAGAACCTGCAATGTTCACCGGTTTCTGGTCTTGATTTATGAATTCAAAGAGTAGAACATTGTCCACTCCCTTGTTTATTGTCAGTTGTTTTGCGTACACAGGATCGTACCTCGCTGTAAAATACCCACCACTGGTGTCTACCAAAAGTACTCGTACAAGTTGTTGATATAGATAGGCGGTAGTGGAATACATGTTATATTTAGTTTATCCAAAAACTGCTGTCCATAAATAACCGCAATGGGAAACAACATTTTTGACAAATTGACAGAAAAATATCCTTTCATCACATTGTGCTTGTATGCCAATGCAGAATATGTGGGAGTAGTGCAGAACAGAGATGACGTTGTGACCACCATCTACGACTTCGGGGCAGTGACAGATCAAGATTCTAAACTGGTGTTTTTAGAACTGGCCAACACCTGGTGGTGGGAAAGCAACAGATCAATTCCTATAAATGTGTTTTTAAGAGGAGATTGGAATCAGTTTCGTTATACCTTGCGAACTTTTGTCAACAAAGATCTTGAAATTCTGCATGGGCCTGCTTGCAGTTTGTTGGACATAGTGCGCAGAAAAGGCAAGCGAAAGTCAATTACGCTGGTACGGCGTCTTGATTAATCAAATTCATGTGTAGTGCCACCAAGGCCGCGTAAGAAATACTATGACTTTTTTTGAATGTGTAGCCTTTTGATTCGTCCCCGTCCCATACTGACGCAAATACCTCATCCCAAGGACGAGTCTGTAAGTGTGCCTTGCCAGGGCGTATAATGGATATAAAAGCAGCCATCCTGGGGATTGAATCCGGTTTCATCACCCGTAGCAAATCTGTGTAATTGCCCACGTGTACCAGTTGACTAGCCCAGGCATGATCTGTCCACAGTCTTTCCCAAGGTGGCGTGGCTGTGAGCATGGCTTCATAGTGTGCAGGATCTCGGACCAACTGATACACACTCATGTTCAAGAAGTCCAGTTTAAAATACCCACGCTGTTCTGCTTCTTCGTAATCTATTGCGGCACATTGATTAACAGGATCCCAAGGAATGTCTGTGACATACACACCCGAGTTGTGCTTTCTTCCG